TTAATCCACCGTTGTTTCTTCTGGGATCCAACCATCATCCATCCATATTTCTTCCAGTATCTCTTCAATACGAATTTTATCTTCCGTTATTTTAGTTCCAGAGATGTTAACGCGTTGTTGTGAGCTAAACCCAACCCGCGTTATCATATCTGGATATTGGTTTTGAAGTTTGCGTAAAATCTCAGTTTCAAGTGCTTGCAAAACAATAGAACTCGGTTTTTGTGGAGCGTTCTTATCAAATAATACTTCGATACGTAACATGATAGCCTCTAGTAAAGACTGTATTAATATACAGTATTTTTAGAACTATTAGGTAAAAAAGTCAATATAGTGCTACAAATATTTTTATCAGCGAATGGAGTGAAAAAATAATAGCAAGATAAAACAACAGGTTAATATTATGAGTGCACGATAAATAATTGTCAGAAAATTTAAAATAGGTATGCTAGAAAATATTTTTTATAAGGTGAGTTTTGATTAAATGTTACATGCTTTAAGAGTTTCAAGTGAAGATAGCGAAGCGATAGCAATGATTAACCAGTTGTATGACACAGCTTTTCCATTATTTGAACAAAGAAGCTACCAAGGAAGAGAGGCAATATTAAATCATAGCGATTATTATTTGCTCAATTTCAAAGAGAATGACACTTTTATTGGTTTCATTGGTTGTTGGAAAATCGAAGATTATTATTACATTGAGCATCTTGCTATTTCCCCCATATTAAGAGGGCAAGGTTATGGGCAAAAGGTATTAAAACTGTTTTGTCATGATGTTGGTAAAGTGATTCTAGAAATAGACCCCATTATTGATGAAGTTAGCCAAAAACGTTGGTCTTTTTATCAACATTGCGGTTTTCAACAAACTGAATACGCTCACGCACATCCAAGTTATTACCCAGAAAATAAGCCGCATGAGCTTAGGGTATTAAGCTATCCAGAAGTGATAGCTCAAGAGGTGTATCAGCAATTTAATCACACCTTGCAAACGGTTGTGATGAATAAAGCGCTATTATAGTTCACCATTTAGATGGTTTTAATCAGATATATAGCAATAGATAAGTTCGGGATCATTATCATCTAAATTTTCAATGTATCCACTAGGAATAAAGCCAGCTTTTATTAAGAGTTGTTGAGTGGCTGTATTCGATTGGTTTGTAGATGTAAAAATTTTTGGGGTTTTACTCTGCATTTTTAGTTTATTAATTAAGGTGAGTCCAAGGCCTTGCCGACGATGGTTTTTATTTACCATTAATAACTCTATAAAAGCATGGGAATAGAAATAATAATGTAGAACACCATACGCCAATATTTCGTTGTTGGCTTCCAGTACATAACATATTTCTTGTTCGAGCCATTGGGTAATGTCTTCATAGCGTTCTGTCGTCGCAATGGTATCTATGGAAAATATAGCATTTATATCAATTAGTGTTGCGACTCTAAAGTTAGTTTTCATTATCAATCAGTTGTTTATCAATGCTAAATGTCTTAATTTGAAAATATTACAGCATAGGATTGGTTTAGGTAAAAGATTAATATGAATAAGTAGCGCTTAAATAGGCATGTATACCTATCTATCAATTGAATTGAGAGTATTTTGGACTGTATAAGCAGTTGGTTAAAGCTAGTATAACCATGTCGGGGTTTTACAGCAGTTTTACCGCCATTTTACCTTTTTAAAATCACACACACAAAAAAACCAACCGTAATAGGTTGGTTTTCTTAGGGAATTTTGGTCGGCATGATAGGATTTGAACCTACGACCCCCGACACCCCATGAAGCCGACTTTATTCTATTTATTGTATTGATTTATAATGGTTATCTTTAATTTAACTGTATTTTCAAACAGTGCATAACATACAAAATATGCACTTTATGGATCAATGACTTAAATTGGGTTTTACCCCAGCTATTTATTATAGTGATAGACATTATAGCTATATATTTAGTCATGGATTTTGTACTTAATAAATTATCTGCAGGTATTATATCGTTAAAATATACATTAATTATTGAGGCAATGGTTTGCAACTATGAGTCCAGCCCATTCCGGCATTAAAGAATTATTAAATGCACAATAAAGATCATTAGGTTCTGTAAGGTTTTTTCTCGCGAGCTTCCATGCCTTCTCTGACTTTGCTTCATAAATAGCTAGGTTTCCATCGGGACATATGGTTATATGAAATTGGGGCTTATCTATCTGGTCAGTTTTTAGTTCTTCCATAATTTGACCTTCATTATTTAGAATATGTTTTTCTATTTCTCTTGCATACCTACATATATTATCTCTGTAACTTGTTACTCTCATTGATGTTACAGCTGTAGTGATACCCATTCCCATAGAAAAAAAGCTCTTCCATTATCTATAATAGGAACATTTACACCAGCGTTTCTTAACATTTTAATATCAGAATCTGTTATTTGTTGCGTTATAGCTAATCTATCAACCCCTCTGACCTGGTATTTTTCTGCTTCATTGGGCCAATTACGAATAAAGGTATGTAAGAGATCCTGTTGAGAAAAAAGTTCGGGTTCAATATCTTTATTATGTTGCTTTACATCGATAAAAAAGACAGCATTGGAGTATATTTTTAAGAATAAAACCCAATCAGAACGTTCTGAGTATTTATCTTCTGGTGAGGCTGGATTATAAGGTAAATGTAGGTGATGAATTCCCCAGTCTGCCCATAGACCATCTGTTCGTTTTTTTTGTTTTTATCACTTGTATCATTATTGAGTGTTAATGTCTTACTTTGATAAGGGTTTACATTTCCACCATTAATGAATAAGTCTTCTATTCGTTGTAATCCTATTCGCGCTTCATCTGAAATGTTTACGGGAAATCGATCTGATTTATAGATTTTTCGCTTGGCATTTGGTATATACCGTAGGATAAAATCGCACCATCTAATCAAAGGGTCATGTAGATTTGAATGAGCTGTCTTTTTATAAGCTAAATTGAATGCTTCGATTGCTTTTTCCGCAAGATCATTTATATCTTTATCGAAATCTATGCATTGTGATGTTTCAGTCACATTATCTCCTATCATATTTCTTTGAATTAATAATTTTTAGTGTAATTTTGATAACGCTAGTTAGTTAATTTTAAGCAATCTCACAATGTGGTACTTCAACCCATTCTACATGATTCTCGGTATAAATCTTGGTTGATTCCGCATCACTATGAGCCATTCGGGCTTGTGGGTCATATCCACGATCTTTAAACATAAATGCAGCAAGTGCTCTTATTTCATGGAACGTAGGTCGCTCATCCATCGGTAGATTTGCAGCAACACCAGTTTTATCTCTAAGTGCAGAGAACGCACGACTAAGGTAATCTGGTGCTACTTGAGTAGGATGATTAACCTCTTTACTTATATTATTCGGTAAACGAGCAGGTAACCTATGAACTATATAGGGACTCGCTACATTATCACGGCTGTTATCAATAATTTCTTTAAGTTTTTTACCAATAGGTATTGCTACATGAGCAGCTTCTTTATATTGAACTTTCTGTCTATGAATATAGATCATTCCAAAGATGCCGTTCTTTTCCTCTTCATACCAAACACAGCCACATGTATTATTTTTAGGTGCTTTGATGCTGTATTTTATGCGTGAAACTTCAAGCCTTGCCTGTGTCGTTTGTAACGCTAGATCCATAGCAGTACGTAACCATGGCTCAGCTGCGTCACGTATTTTAAGAAAATCATCATAAGATAAACGTCGACGTTTTTTCGCATCAACACGTTTCATTTTTTTGCGTTCTGCCGGATTATCAAACATTAATGATTCATCTACAGCATAACTAAATATTTTCTTTAAAAAACTGACCTTTCTATTTTGTACATTAGCGGAAGCGTCAGCATGATACTCATTGATAAAACCATTAACATGCTCGAGCGAAATTTCATTGGATGGGATGTCTTTAAAGAATGCGGAGACTCTTTCCAGATCATTAGTCCAGTCACTTAAGGTGCTTTTTGATGGTTGTTCATCGCGGACTATACGTTCAAATAGTTTTTCTAAATGCTCAGATAATGGCAAAGCTTCTCCATTTTGGCCTCCTGACTCAATAACTAATGAATTCACAGAAATAGCATTTTCAGGGCGCATAATGTTGTTATATTCACGAGCGATCGCGATTGCTCTAGTTTTATCTGCCCCAATATTTTTACGGACACCGTTTACTAATGTTAAGCGGTACTGTTTTTTAGATGAATCGTAATAAAGGAAGTCAGGTAAGTGCCTAAATTCCTTTTTTCTAGGTCTGCTGGCCATATCAAGACGCCTTTATTAATTCATCAACACATGAAGAAATAACAGATTCGATGCCCCAACGCTCAGTGGAAATAATCCAAACAGAACTATCGACAACTCTACCTTTTAATATTCCACTTTCAACCCATTTTTTTATTGTTCTATTATCCGGTATTGAACCATGTTCAAATTCTCGCTTAGCCCAAGCGCTAGCTTTCATCAATTTTCCTTTCATCTTGGTCTTGCCTCATTATAGATAAAATAAGTTGGTCGGTTGTGTTACAAGCTCGTTTAATGTCAGCGCTAGTGCATGGTCTATTTCTTACACTGGCAGCTAACTTGCCTAACTTAATATCGAAATCAGTTAATAGTTGCTCCCCTGGTACCCAAGGAATTAATTGCGGTTCTTTCATGGTGGTTACTCATTGGTTTTGAATAAACCACCATGCTAATAATAAATATAAAATAAAACTGATTATGCTTAATCAATTATTTGCCCGAATAATCGCTTCGATAGGATAGCATTCAGACAAAACACCCCGCTGAGTTAGGGCTTCTTTATCCATTAAACAATTCTGTTCGTCGGGATATGTATAGCCGTTAGATTTATATAAACAATCAGCACCACTGCAAATTAGCAGGAATAAACCATAAATCATTGTTTACTCCTTTGTAGTTCTGCCTGAGTAGGCTGTATTTCTATTCTAATATGTGCAGGAAAGTCATAAGAAACCTTACAACGCCTATCCGTTGAAACAAACCCGTGCGAGCCATCGGGGAGGGTGATTTTTACTTCCTGTTCTTTCTGATGTTCGTGTCTTAGCATTGGTCTTGCCTCGTCGTGACATGTCACATTAATGGATAACAGCTGGTGCCGTTGGGTAACCCAGTTGAAGTAACAACGCTTTTTTTACCAGTGATAGCGTTTGTTCTTCTTGGCGAGTGACTTGTTGAGTCGATGCAGTGGTCCACTCAACACTACATTTATCGTTAGTTTCATCGTGGGTAATGATGACTTCTAATTTCATGGCCATAAAAATATCTCCTGATATAGCGCCCATTACTGGGCGCTATAGCTATTTATTAACGAACCATTAATGAACGGTCACCAATTTCTAAGTGAGCACCAGGAACTTCAACGCCGTTTTCAATTGCTTCTTTGATGCGTTTTTTATCAGGTGCAGTAATAGTTTGAACATCAACTAATTCGTTAGGGAGAGCATCTTCATTATCAATAATGACTCGAACCACGCCAGCACGAGCTGTGAATGTATTTTTCGTGGTTTTAAGTTTGTCCAAGCCCGATGTTAATAAACAATCTAATGCGTATTTTTTCAGGTTTTTAACTTGGTTTTCGAATGATTTTTTACGGTCAGCCAAGCGTTTAGATTCTTCATCTAATGTTTTTGCTTGTCCTTCCAAATTACGAGCGTAAAGCATGATTGCATCAAGTTTATCGCCTAGCTCACCTTCAATGCCCTCAAGTGTGTCGGCGATATCTTCAGCGGTAAATTCTCCATTTTCGACGAGTAATTGTAATTTGCTGTAGTCAGCAGCCATTGCAATAGCAGTTGTCTTGGTCATTAGATTGCCTCTTCTTTTTGTTTCAGTTGGTCTAAACACTCATTTTCAATTTCTTTTAACCGGCGCAGACGGCCGTTTAAATATTTTTCATATTCACTGTCGCCACGTTCTTTGGCTAATTTTGCATGCGTTGCTATTTCACGGGTAAGGGAGGATGTGATACCCCGTAATTCGTTTGGCGTCACTGCACTGCGCATGGTCTCGGTGTGCTTAGTGAATTTCTCATCTAGCTCTTTACGAATACGTGTCACATCTTCAGCACTATCTGTTGCAGCTTTAATTTCATACTCAAGTTTATTGCTGGCAACATATTCAGGGTTATCATGCATACCCATGAACACATCAGAACTAAAGCCAAGCATAGATAAGGCTTTTTTGATTGCATCGGTGAGAGATTTTTTAATAGCTTCACCGTCAACTTTCATTCCATAGTTAGTTTGGTACCGATAAGGGGTGGCGCCATAACTTTCAAATTCGCCACGAGTTTCACACTCAATGATGTACCAAAAGCGGATCTTAATTGAATGGTTTTGTTCGCAGAATAATGAACCATCACCATCACGCAAAAATCGAGTGGCAACCTGTTTGTTTTGTTCATTTAGGACTGGCTCAATAAGTGGTTTACCATCGATAAACTTCTCTTCGAGTACTTCATAGCCCCAGCCTTCACCAATTGGGCCGAATATTTCAGTGGCACGCATGAACATGTAATTACTGTTTATGCTAGTACCAGCGAAGCCCATGCCTTCTAAAGGCTTGGTNAAACGTGCGTCAGTGCGTTGTACACGTTTCCAGATGCTGAGATTATCGCTATCGCCTTTATTAAGAACTTCATCTAATACAGAGGCGCGGTGTTGGAAATCATCTTGTTGAACATTGGCAATCTCAACTACCGGTTCAACTGGATGGTTGATAACAGGCGCTTGAGCTTGTTCGGTTTCTACAACAACTTCCTTAACTGGCTCTTTTTCTGTTTTAGCTGGTGAATCTTTTTTCTTGCTCGAGCGTTTTTGTTTTTCTTGTTTAACGGGTTCAGCTTCTTTTTTTGTTGTTTCATCATTAGCTGGCTTAGCATCTAAATTATCAACAGCAAAACGACCACTACCAAGTGAGGTTACTTTAGGGCTATTGGTACCAAGTTTTGAATCAATAAACGCTTTACGGGCATTAGCGTCATCAAATAATTCAGGTTGTTTACGTGCTTCTGTCACTAGTGCAAATATGTGCTCGCGAGGGATATCTAGAACGCTAGGGAAGGTACGCAAATCCATAGATAAGCGTTTCCATGCTTTATCATCATTGCTAATTAGCTCTTTAGCTTTGCGGATATCTGCACTACGGATAGCATCAAAATCTACACCACCAATTAACGCAAGGGCGATTTCGGTATCAAGCATCGCATAATCACGTTTTAGTATTGGTTCTTCTTCAGCGATAGGTGCATCGGTGACAACAGGTTTAGGCTCTTCCACCAACCAGCTATTACCTAATCCGATTGCATCGATGACGGAAACGTGATCATCGGCATATTCGAATACTGCCTGAGCAATTTCTGATGTTTGTTCAGCACTCATGAGAGCCAGTTGTTTTATCTTGCCTAACCCTTTAGCGATATTGCGAATTTTGGGTTGTTCTGAACTTTCATTCACAAAGCTGATAGCCTTTTTTACATCAACGCGAGTGAACTGCGTTTTGCTAAATAACAAAATAGCCGCGATACGGATCACTACATCGATTTTATTAAATTCCTCAATTTTAGCTGGTTGCCAACAGGTTCCATCGAATTCATTTTCAACAGCAAATTTTTCATCAAACTTATCGAGTGCAGGGCGGGGGGAACCAACCGCGTCTTCACAAATGATAGGTTCATCAACGTTGAAGTTATCCATCGAATCAGGGAAAACCTCAGATAGCTTAATCATTGCAGTTGCAGCAGCAATTTTAGTATTTGCAGCATTGAGAGCTATTGTTAACGGTACTGCGCCGTTATTAGCGCGAGCCTCGGTCGTAGGCTCAAATACACAAATAAATGTTGTCATTGGTCTTGCCTCTTAGTATGGGATTTGTTCGTCTTCTTTAGAAATGGGATTGCCCTCTAAACAGAGAAGCATTTGGATTTTGTCTTCCAGTAAACTTGATTGAACTTGTGCATCAGCAAGAATTTTGTTTTGCTCAGCTTTGAGCGCGTCAATTTCTAACTGAACAAGTTCTGCATTGGTTGGTTCTGCAAAAGGAATTTCTATAGCGTGTTCAGCAATAACAAAGCCAAAACCTGACTTCACATCAGACTTAAATGCGTATGTATTATATTGATAAGAACCGTCAAATTGCTTTTGTGCGTGGATATACAGAGTAACGCTTAGGGTTTTAGGTTGTGCTTTCATAGCAGCTCCTTTAAAATAGTGGTGATCAGTGATTTATCATTGGTCTTGCCTCTTCTAGCGTTTGGTCGCGCTAGTAGAACTCTCGGTTAGCTTTGGTCGGCGACCCGAGGTAAAGGAACCCACCTCGGTGGGTTTTTTTACATCAATATTTATGTCTATTTCACTTAGTCATAAATGTGTTCTGGTGTTGGTAAATATCCATTTCCATATTTTCATAACCAAGAGGTACAATTAAATGTCTGAAATAAATGAACTCAAAGCCGAAATTGAAAAAATGAAATCTGAATTAATAGCAAATAAAATTCTGATTTCCGTATTGCTTATTCATGTTGCAGGCTCTGATAATCTTCCTGACTTAATGTTTAAAATACCTAAGTTAACGAAAGCATTAGGTGTAAGTGAAGATGATGAAGAAGTTCAAACACACCTAGGCTTTTACATTAAAAAATTGCTTGAACGAGGTAAGTATAAATAGAATCATTTACCTCAGTCTCATCATCTAACTTTGACGTTGCCTCATGAAGAATTGAGACAACTGATTTAATTGTTTTTGTTTTGCATTCGCCAGTGTTATTTTTTGTGCTAGAAAGTAGAGTTTCTAGTGTTTCACTGGCGATATTTATTACTGCATCTTTTGAATCAACCATCATCATTTTCCTCTTTAAGCTGCCCGTCTTTCCGGGCTGTCATGGTCTGGTCTTGCCCTTCATTCTGTAAAAATAAGCTTTCCCTGATACTGCTAAAAAATTGCCGTTATATCGTGGTAATCATGAAAGGTCGCGATGAGAACTTTGGTTCTCCTACGACATAACAGCAAAACTAAATTTGGTTTGAACACCCATCAAAACACTTGCTGTATTTGTTTCGATGCATGCAATGATATGTATTAAGCGCATATGCGTCAAGCGCATATTTGTGTAAAGGGCATAATTAATTAGGGTTTAATCCGCATCGATATGATTCTTATATAAAAATATTTTCCTTTTGGACGGTTAATATTGTATTTTTACTATTAGCTGAATGAAAATTAATCTTAAATAGCTAATGGTAAATTTAATCGAGGTGGTATATGAACTTGGATGAAGAAAAAATAAGACATGTGGTATCTGAGGTAGGTCAGGCAACTATTCGGTTACTAATGAATAGTGAAACTATAACTAAAGAAATGTTAATTGATGAGCTAGAACGCTATAGAAAAGAGGTGACAAACACCTTACATAAAGGTGCGTTACGCGACGCAGCTCAAGTAGTTAGAAGTATTAAATCATAATGAACAAAACAAAGCCCTCGGTACAATATGCACGGAGGGCTATAATGCTTATTTAACTAAAGGAGGGACAAGGCTTAGTGGTTGTTCTCTATCACATTTGTCTATATATTTCGTAGGCTTAACTATGGCCGAAACGTAGTGCATTTTATCTACTTGGTTAGGCTCTAGTGTTATTGGTTTGTGAGCATTATTAATACTAGTGAATTGGTAGTCACCGTCTCTTGTTTTGTTAAAAATCTTTATCATGTTATGACCTTCGACAGTTCGAACAAACACTTCATCACCAGTCCTGACATTTGTATTTGGCTCAACAACGACATATTCTCCCGATTGTATCCGAGGCCACATACTATCACCTCTGACTTTTAGCCCATAAGCTTCCTTGTCATCGCTGTATATCTTTAACCAGCCATTATGGGATTCAATCATATCCACTGCACCATCAACACCAAGAAATGCCTCACCTATAACTTGAACCATCCCTGATGGAAATTTACCAATATATTCAATATCATCTGACTGAATTGGGGTTTCAGAAAAAAGTTCTGAAACAGTAACTCCTAATGCTGATGCAATTTTTACTAAGGTGCTTTCGCTATAGCCTTGAACATTTCTTTCGAGCCGAGAGATATTGCCCACATCACTATTAATAGCGGTGGCTAAATCAAGGATTGTCATTCCTTTACTTTTGCGAATTTCTCTGATCTTTGTTCCAATTTTCATTCTGTTATTCAACTTTATTTATGCGTATCACACAAAGCGTATTGCGCATATTTGATTGTGTGTTAATATGCGCAATACGCATTAAAAATTAAGGAGCGGTTATGCAAACACCATTAAGAAGAATTCGTATTGAAAAGCAGCTGACTATTTCTGAAGTTGCAAATGCAATTAATTGCGATGTTGGAAATTTAAGCCGATTGGAGCGAGGCGCTCAAGCCGCCTCATTAGAATTGGCGGAAAAGCTTGTAAAATTTTATGGCGAAAAAATCACAGAAATGCAAATTCTATATCCTAAACGGTACATGAAATAACATTACCAAATAACGATTTTAAAAACTGATTCTTAATAATCAATTTTGCGACAGGAGACGCGAGTAGATGAATTTTGATATCGATATTGTCCGATCCGAAATTGAGGACTGGGCAGCGGAGCAAGGTCAAGAGCATGTAGCTATTGAAGTTAGCCGTGCTTATTTACGCATTGTAAAAAACAGGTCACAAGGGCGTTTGCATGTGATTGAAGATGAATCGGGTAGGGCTGATTGGAAAGCGATTAATAATAACCGGCAACAGATATTTCGTTGGTTGCGTGGTGATTCTCCCGCATCTATCAGAAAAATAGCTGAGTTAATGCCGGCAATAGAAATTGCACTACCGGCTTCACGACTCGCCCGGGTTCGAGGTGATACGAAAAATTACTTAGCTTCAATTGCAATACAGCGATTTGCTGAGGCAATTAGCGAGATTTTATTAGAGGGTCGTGACATGTCACACCACATTAATAATGCAGTCATTGCGCTAAATGCGATACCACGTCAGACCAGCGTGCATTAATTCAAGAGGCAAGACCAATGCTAAGAACAATTGAAAAAATCACCTATCGCAATGGTTTTTTGTTGAATGGACAACCAGCTGATAGAGAGAGTATCGAAGATGTTTTCGAGGGTAGAAGAGCAGCTGCGCTGAGTGTTTGGGAGCAGTACGAACAACAAAAACAAAAGCTGCTTTCGAAGAAGCTGTCACCTGAGCAGTACCAGAACGCTTGCCGTGACATTGCACGCGCACTGGGGGTGTGATGTGAGTAATAAAATTACAGGTTATGTTTGGGATGCTTGTGCCGTTTCTGGAGTGAAAGGCACTAAGCTCATGATCATGGTTCGGCTAGCTGACTATTCTAGTGATGAAGGGATTAGTTACCCAAGCGTAGAAACAATCAGTCGGCAGATAGGAGCAGGGATTAGTACAATTCGTAGCGCCTGTAATGAACTTGAGCAAGATGGGTGGCTGGTAAAAAAACAACGCAGGAATGGCAATCGAAATGCCTCAAATCTGTATTTTTTGAATATTGATAAGCTAGAAAAGATAGCACTTGAGGAAAATGCAAAACTAAGAAAATTGCGTGAAAAATCATCTAAATCTCACCATCCAGATTCTGAACGTTCAGATTTTGACCGTACAGGAAACAACGAAAAAGGGCGGTTTGACCCTCCAATTTCTGGCGTTCAAGGTGGTTTTCACCCTCCAGAATCTGGAGGCGATCCATCAGTAAATTCAAAACATGATCCATCAGTAAATTCAAAAGAGGAACCATCAGGTCAGGTTGAGCCGAAAAAATCGAAAAAATCATTCGATGCAAAATTGGCGAAACCAGAAAACGTGAGTGACGAAGTTTGGTTAGATTGGATTACTTTCCGAAAGGAGATTAAAAAACCGCTGACGGAAACAATGTGCAAACAGCAAGCAAAAAATTAGCGAAATGTTCTGATGCCGATGCCGTGATTTGTAATTCAATTGCCAATGGTTGGCAGGGGCTATTTCCTGAGAAAACGTTGGAGAAGCCTAACAAGCCAAATTCGCACACTGGATTTGAGAATAAGCACTATGAAGCTCAGGATCCACACTGGTTTGTGGGAGGTGAAAATGCCTGAACAAGATTTATTATCTAGCGTGAATATTCCTCCACGCTTTGCTAATGCAACCTTTGAAACATTTAAAGCAACCACGCAGCTGGCTAAGCATAATCTCACAATTTGCCAACAGTACGTGAAAACATGGGACGATAGAAAAAACGCAGGAGAAGGGCTTGTACTGTGTGGAATGCCGGGGACAGGTAAAACCCATCTAGCAGTATCAATTGCCCGTGAGATTACTGGAGATTTGCAGGAATCGGTATTTATCACCACAGCGGCGCGTATCATTCGCGCATTTCGTAGAACGTGGTCAGGAAACTCAGAATTTAGTGAATTGGATGTATTGGCGAAATATTGTGATCCTGATTTATTGATAATTGACGAAATTGGCGTGCAGTACGGCACTGATTCAGAGCGCAATATTTTGTTTGAAGTGATAAACGACCGTTATGAGGATTTGTTACCCACTATTTTAGTGAGCAATTTACCTCTGAATGAACTGGAGGAAATGCTGGGTGAGCGTGTTGTGGACCGATTGTTACAAGGCGGCACTGTGCTAACGTTCAACTGGCCAACCTACCGCAGAGGTAATCATTCATGATGGATGAACGTGATTTAGAAGGCGCTGTAATCAGTGGTTTTCTTGCTGGCGGCGCTTCTCAAGATGCTTATGAGGTATTGGCCACATTACCTGAAGAGGCATTTAGCTCAGGTTATTACCAACGTGTTTACAAAGAGATTAAAAAACAAGCGCTAAGTAGTTCACTGATAGATCCTTTTTTTATTGCTGATGCGTTAGGTGACAAAGGCGATTTAGCCAATTTGCTAGAACTGGCCAACTCACCTGTTTGGAAAGCAAATCTAAAAGGGTATGCATCCAAAGTTCATAGTTACTTCCGTGTTCGTCAAGTCATTCAGCTGATGGCTAAATATCAGACTGTTATCACTGAGGCTGGTAACCATGAGCAAGCCGAAGAGTTGATTAACCAGTTTTCAAATCAGATTGGTCAGCTCACTGCCGGTAGTCAAAGCTTGTTACCCGTTCATCTAAACACGCTGATTGAAGGATATGTCGAAGTCCTCGAGCGCAGAAATTTAGGTGAAGATATCAGCGGTATGATCAAAACAGGCATAGAGGCCTTAGATGATAAAATCGGGGGCTTCAACCCAACTGATTTGGTATTTATCGGCGGTAGACCAGGAATGGGTAAAACTGAATTAGCGCTAACCATGATAGAGGGTATGACTCGTGATGGTGGCGGTGCTTTGTTGTTTTCCATGGAAATGGCTAATCAGCAAATTGCTGAGCGCATGATCGCTGGCTCATCTCAATTATCAGTATCAACGTTGAGAAAAGCGCAATTACATGATGAAGATTGGGCGAGGTTAAGTTCAGGTCTAGCACATTTAATGGATCGGGATATTCACATCATCGATGCGAACAATTTAACGGTTGAGCAAATATGCGCAATTAGCGAAAACCATAAACGGCAATACCCAAATTTGAAAGGGGTTTTTGTTGATTACTTAGGTTTAATTAAAAAGCCAAAAGCAGAGCGTAATGACCTCGCTATAGCAGCAATTTCAGCGGGGCTAAAAGGGTTAGCCAAGCGCCTACACACACCAACAATCGCACTAAGCCAGCTATCGCGTGATGTTGATAAACGGCCATTAAACCAACGCCGACCGGTAGCAGCAGACTTACGAGATTCAGGAAGTTTAGAGCAGGACGCAGATTATATTTTATTTACTTATCGTGATGTTGTTTATAACCCCAATAGCCCAGCTAAAAATTATGCAGAAGTTATTGTTGATAAAAACCGTCACGGTGAAACAGGCACTATTTACCAAGAGTTTAAAAAAGGCCACTACATGCCAACCGACCAAATTACAGCGGCTGAAGTGTCCAGAATGCAACAACAATCACAAAGCACCAAATCAAGGCGCTATGCGGAAAAAGCATTTTAAAAGACCAAATGAGGCAGACCAATGACAATTAAAGACCCAATCACCGGCGAGTCACTCGTCCGGAGCAATCATCCCATATTGCCCGATGATGGTTTAGACCATTCTCCGTGCCACATTGAACGCTTTAATTCTGCTGCAAGGGCAAGAACAAAAGCACCTTATCAACTAGAGCCGAAACCTCAAAAGCAGAGGTAATTATGTCGGGTAAATATTTACCTGATGGACTTCCTCATAACCGTGCTTTATGGCCAGAAGAATATCGCGAACTGGAGCAACTTGATTTATTCGCTAGCCGGCTAATTCGGCAACTGAAAAATCGAAAAATTCATAGGGAACGAATACTGGTTGAAATTGAAAAAGCACCTGAGGTACATCGGGAATTTTTTAGAGATAGGTTAAATCATTGGCGTGAGGTGATGAAGGTATGAATAGTAAACCAACCAAACTATTACAGCATTTTAAATATGATAAATGCGTCAAAATGTGCGAGGAAGGCTGGCGTGTGGTTCGTGAGCAAGAAGAGCCCATGGTATGTAAGGTTCACTCACTAACAGGGAAAAAACGTAGTTTAATACAGAAGAAAAATCGCTATTTTTTAGAAAATAATGAAGGTAAACAAGTTTATATATCAAAGCAGACTGCAGAGTCATTGTGCTTTTTACAGCGCACAACCTTATCAAAAGTTCCTATGGCCAACACAGGGGTAAGTATCGATGAATAACGCCAGTATTACTCATGAAAGCTTTGATTTTAAAGATATGAATTGTTCACTCCATGGACTGAATGAGCATTGCCAATCATCCGATAGCCTTATTGCTGTTATTGATGGAGATGCACAACAAGTGGTCATGATTGAATGCCACCCTGTAAAAGCTGATGAGGTAAGCATGAAAAACAGAATCCCACCAATGACTAACCCTTTAGGGAAATATTGGGTACAACCTAATCATGAAAACATTTTAATTGATGACACTCACGTAATAATGAGTAGCAAAGATTTTAAATCACTTGCTGAGTATTCAAATTCAATACCATCTGGTGTTTATGCTGGGAAAATGTGGAAAGCGGTAGCTCAGGATGGGCGTGCGTTTTTGCGTTGGTTTGGTTTAGTCGAAGGGAGTGATGATTTGTGTAGCAACAATCAGCGTGAAATTATCATCATTGATTAGGAGGCAGGGATGAGCATTACAGTAAATTCTTACTTTAGTGGCGCTGGCCTAATGGATATAGGTCTTTTGCAAGCAGGACTGAATATAGGGCAAGCTTTTGAACTGGATAAATCTGCATGTAAAACATACCGTCATAATTTAGGTGGGCATGTTAAAGAATGCGATATAGCACAAGAGTTGGTTTTGGAACAAGATTCATGTGATGGAATGATATTCACATACCCATGCACTAGGTACAGCACCATTGGTGATATTCATGGGGTTCGTACCGGTGATGAGTTATTTCTTCATGCATTACGACATTTGGCAATTGCAAGGCCTGAATTCTATGTGGTTGAGAATGTACCGGGGATGCGTGCTTTTCCTGTTGTAATGGAAGCTATGCAGAAAATGCCTGATTACTACGTTAATGTATTTTGTCCGATCAAATCTGAAACTTGGTTACCACAAAAGCGAAATAGGTTAATTATTATTGGTACCAAAAATATTTTTCACCTCAACCGCCTGTAAATCATAAGCCAATTAAATTAGCAGACATTTTAGAAATTGAGCCAGATACAAGTATCCCTAAATCAGTTTATTCAAGAATGAACGGTGAATATAGGGACTTACCAATAGTTAGTAATCCCGACAATGGGGATCTGGCCCCAACTTGTGTCGCTCATTATGCGAAAGATAAAAGCACCCGACTAGTAGCAGATAAAAATTTTCCAATGGGAGTTCGTCCGTACACTGTACGTGAATACGCAAGGCTCCAAGGCGTTCCTGATTGGTTTGAGTTTCCAGTTAGCCAAACAGATGCATATAGACAAATTGGTAACGGTGTTTCCATTCCTGTTGGGATATGGATTGGCCATGAAATAAAACGATATATGAGTAAGTCAATTTAGAGAGGCAAGACCAATGGCAAAAACAGCGGCAGAACGCAAAGCTGAACAGCGTAAGCGGCAAAAGGAATCAGGTGTTACTAAAATAGAGTTATTTCTTGATGAGCAGGAATTAGAAATGCTTCAAAGAAATTGCGCATTACGTAGACCAGGAAGAGAGCCTTATGATATCGCTGAATATATTTCAATGTTGATTAGAATTGATAACCGTTCAGTCATATCATTAATTACAGAACTAAATAGAAGGCACTGTAAAAAGTGTAATGAACAACTACCAGTAGCTGAATGTTGCCTAAATGGTAGTTCTGAATGCTGGACTACACAAGGCTGGCATGAATTGAAACTGGTTATATAACCATGCTTGTTATATAATTTACTTATTGGTCTGAACACCCAATCTTAACACTTGCTGTGTCTACTGAGAGAAACGTATGGCACAGCATAGCTTTATCAAAATGTCTAACGACACTCTTGTACCGGCTAATCCAGCGGCAAGGGATTTTTTGCATTCCAAAATCAAGTGTGGTGATGTGCTTTCGGCTGATTTCAAGAAAGCTCGCAACCCACGTTTTCACCGTAAATACTTCGCATTACTCAATCTAGGGTATGAATACTGGGAGCCAACTGGTGGTACAGTTTCGCCTGAAGAAAAAGAGTTGGTGCGTGGTTACGTTAAATTTCTCGCTTACTACACCGATAACGATGATGCTCTCCAATCTGCTGCAGATGTTTATCTCGAGGAGATAGCACAGAAACGTGCTCACAATATTTCAGCGACCAAGTCTTTTGATGCCTTTCGCTACTGGGTGGTTGAACAATCTGGACATTATGAAACCTTTGAAATGCCAGACGGTAGCCTACGCCGTGTCGCTAAATCAATCAGCTTTGCCAAAATGGATGACCTAGCCTTTGGCGAACTCTATAAATCAACCCTCGATGTGCTTTGGAACTTCATTCTATTCCGTAAGTTTCCCACCCAAGAAGCTGCTGAAAATGCGGCAGCTCAGTTATTAGATTTTACCTAGAGGCAAGACCAATGACCAAAAAATCAAAGACCAAAGAGTGGCTATCAGATGTAGCCGAGCTTGGCTGTATTTGTTGTAGAAACATGGGGTACGGGGCAAGTCTCGCGGAAATTCATCATGTGAGAACGGGGCAGGGAATGGCGCAGCGTGCTAGTCATAAAGATGTTTTGCCGTTATGTCCGCCTCATCATCGCGCTAGCTATGACACTGGTTTTCACGCAGCGCCTAAAACATGGCAGCAAATTCACGGTACTGAAACCGAACTACTTGAGCAAACTAAAAGAGAAGTTATGGAGCTGCGCGCATGTCGAGTATAAAAAATATTTCTGACGGATTAGTATTAGATAAAAATCGTGAAATATGGCTTCAAAATTGGCTATCTCTATTTGGTGCTTGGGTTTACAGCGGGCGACTAGAAAAGAGACAAGGGAGTATGATCGCCCAGTTTATGGCTACAGTAGAACGAAGAAGTTATCCAGACAGGCCGATGTGTAGTGATGATGATGGGTTATTGATAAATAATGTTTTCAGCATCATTTATCATCTTGATATAGAAGCTTTCAAAATGCTGATTAGTCGTTATGTTTACTGTGCGTCAGATCGGGCGATAGCTAAATGCAGGCATGATAATTATGAGCTTAGAGTTATGGCTCGTCGAAATGGGTTACCAAGAGAAAGAAAACCCTCAATGTCTACCTGTCGACGAGAAGTGAAGGAAATATTAAATGCAGCTGAATATTTATTATACCAACCGCTGGTGGATGCATTTAAAAATAGAGAAAAAGAGGTAATATTGAAGCGAAATAGCAAAAACGTGTTGACTTCTTTGAACTAATGAGCCACTATTTTAAGGTAAGTTGCCATTTTAGTAACTTCACCAACTAACCCAGCCAATGCGCTGGGTTTTTTGCTTTCTAAACCAAGTAAAGCTTGCTGTTATCTTTGTTCAGAGTTACATGTGTATTCACGACCAATAAACGACCAAAGGTATGAAATATCATGTTAAAACATAATAGTATGACAGAAGAGGCAAAGCTTGTTTTAAATGCGGTTACAGGTGAACCTGCGACAGTCGGTGAAGTTTCTCAATTTACTGAACTAACAAATTCTTGTTGTCAGTTAATACTGACACAGCTTTCAATGGCTGGACTTATCAAAGAAAACGTCAAAGAAAAAACATATCAAAATATCTAAATCTGTGAAAATGGGCGACTGTAAAAGTGTTGGTAGCACTCTTACAGTCATTCGCCCGTTCCGCGAGATCACGGACAAACTAAAGCCCACCGCTTATGTGCACAAAGCATGGTGAAGCTTATCAAAAAAGGTTTCCCTGATCTATGAAAAATACTGTGAATTTAAACAGTGTCAATTTAGTTAATGATGACTCACTCAGCTACATAAAAACACTTCCAGACAACTGTATCGATTTAATCGCAACTGACCCGCCATACTTTCAAGTAAAGCCGTGCAGTTGGGATAATCAGTGGGAAAATGTCACGTCTTATCTATTATGGCTTGATGAAATGCTTGCGGAGTTTTGGCGCGTTCTGAAGCCCAACGGCAGCTTATATATGTTCTGCGGTTCAAAACTCGCCGCAGATACTGAGTTGTTATTGAGAGAACGCTTTAACGTCCTGAATCATATCATCTGGGCAAAACCGTCAGGGCCGTGGCGTAGAGCATGTAAAGCTGACCTACGCAGTTTCTTTCCAAGTACTGAAAGAATTCTTTTCGCTGAACATTATCAAAGCCCATACAAAGGTAAAAGTAGTGATTATTTACAGCAATGTAAGCAGCTAAAAGAAAATGTGCTCAAGCCTTTGATTGAGTATTTCAAGCAGTCGCGTGAATCGTTAGGGATAACAGCAAAAGAAATAAAGCAAGCAACAGGTAAGCAAATGGCGTCTCATTGGTTCAGCTACAGCCAATGGCAATTGCCTAATGAGTCTGATTACCAAAAGCTACAAGAATTATTTCACCATGTAGCAAGTGAAAAACACAGTGAAAACCCGTTAAATCGAAGTCATTCAGATTTAGCAGAAACTCAAGTAACACTTAACCGCGAATATAGAGAGCTTGCTGAGCAGTATCAACTGTTACGCCGTACTTTCTCGGTTACTGTTGATGTTCCTTATACAGATGTGTGGACATATCCGCCTGTGCAATATTACCCGGGCAAACACCCTTGCGAAAAACCTTCAGCGATGATGGAACATATTATCAATAGTAGTAGCCGTGAAGGTGATGTTGTAGCCGATTTCTTTATGGGCTCAGGTGCAACAATAAAAGCAGCATTAAAACTTAATCGTCGAGTTATAGGTGTTGAACTAGAAGCCGACAGATTTGAGCAAACCAAAGCGGAGATAAGTAAAACCTCCAATTTCTAATTTTCAATTAACTCGGGCACTCCGTAGGGGGTGAATTTATGCGTATGGATAAATATAGCAACGCAGCCTACGGTAGTGCTGGGCTTACAGCATTTTTCGCGAGCTTATCGCTTTATGAATGGGGCTTCATTATCGGGATGGCATTTAGCATTATCCTAGGTCTAGCGACTTTCTTCATGAACAGACGAGAGCAGCGAAAGCGAACTCGTTTATTTGAAGATCTGGTTAACAAGACTGACCCACAAAACCCCTCAGCTACTGCACGAAAAGCCGCCGAACTTATGGCGAAAGCACCTAAGGATATCTAATGTCACTCAAACAAAAATTAACTGTGCTTGTTGGTGCAGGGGCTTCGGCTATCGCTTTAACGGTGATTGCGTATTTTGAAGGTGTTAGGTATGAGCCGTATGAAGATGTGGGTGGGGTTTTAACAGTTTGCTATGGGCATACGGGAAAGGACATTGTTCCCAACAAAGTTTATTCAAAAGAAGAATGCAACGAGCTGTTAGAACTGGATTTTATGAGAACTAAACTGCAGGTCGATCGTCTGGTTAAAGTTCCTGTCAACGAACACACAAAAGCCGCGCTGTATTCATTTGCATTCAATGTTGGTACTGGCGCGTTCGCTAAGTCCACCATGCTTAAAAAGTTAAATGCGGGTGATCAATATGGCGCTTGTGAAGAGCTTAAAAAGTGGGTTTATGCTGGTGGTAAGGTATGGCGTGGACTTGTAAACCGTCGAGAAGCGGAGGCTGCTATATGTCATGGAAACCTATAGTAGCTGTAATTTGCTTTATGCTACTCGCGATATCAATTATTGCTTTTGGTGCTTACCGTATGACAGATAACACATGCGGCATAGATAAGGTCAGTTTAGAAAAGCGTTGTCAAAAAGCTATTGACCACTACAAGGGCAGGCAAGTTAATTATGAAATTCGATAAATCATTCTGGCTATTCATTATGGTTGTAGGAATGGGCTGGTGGGTTATTACTGTTCACGATAGCAACAAGCTACTGAAAAAAGAAAACTCAGAGCTTATTGATAGCATTCAAAGCTACGAGCAGCGCATTGACACCCTTCACAAACTCGACACTAAACATACCCAAGAGCTAACAAATGCAAAAGCCGAAATTGATAAGTTGCGTATTGCTGCTGAGCGTAATCCTGAGCGGGTGTATATCAGAGCCAGTTGTAAAAAAGCCGAAGGCACTACCGCCTCCGGCTTGGATGATGCAATCCCCGCCCGACCTACTGACTCCGCTGTCAGAAATTATTGGTTACTCAGAGAGCGAATAGCTAAGACTGAGCAGATGGTTAAAGGGCTTCAAGATTACATTAAAACAGAGTGTATAAAATAAGCGAGTATTCTTCGGTCGTTCCACTAGTTATTCTAGATATAAGCATTTAAGATAAATATAAGCTTATTAATAAGGAACTTATAAATGTCAGTTGCAATAACATCAATAGCGCTTGAAGTTTTAAAAATTTTAACAGGTCAAACAGGGTATGCAATAAGTAAAATTTTAGAAAAATCGGGCAATGAGATTAGTGAATCAACAGCTAACCTTGATGAGCTGAATGAAAAGGCAAAAAAGGTTGAAATAGAGTCTAAAGCTCTTTTATCCCAAGCAAAGGTAGAGCAGGAGTTATCAATTGCTCGTCGAATTATGTGCGCTCAAGAAGTTGAAATCGAAGAATATTATGATATTAACGGTAAAGGCGGGGTTGGGCTGAAAACTGAACAAGGAGGCACTACTCTTGGAGTATCGGGTGAAGGAAGTAAAGTAACAAAACGAGTTATTAAATTTAGCGGTTTTAATGAAAAATTTATTCAAGAAATTAAAGCTGAAATAGATAATATTGAAGTATCAGAAATAATGGAAAGTAAACAAAAAAAGTGAGTTCGAATCTATCCACCTGATACTGTTTCTTTATTGCATAAAATAGCCAATCATAAAGCCTACTCATTGAGTGGGCTTTTTAATAGGCTAAGGAGATAAACACGATGGCTAAACCGGATTGGGGGACGCTACAGCAACAGTTCCTCACCGAACATGCTATATCAGGAATATCCCCTAAAGAGTGGTGTGAAGACCAGGGACTTAATTACGCAACTGCGCGACGATATATTAAAAAGCCGGCTGCGCAATCTGCGCAAAAAACTGCGCACAAGAAATTGCGCACTGCGCAGACTGAGAATAGCGCAAAGTCGTTATCAAAAGACAAAGCGCTTACCCCACAGCAAAAGCGGTTTGTTGCTGAATACCTGATAGATGGTAACGCAACACAAGCGGCAATAAGGGCTGGTTACAGTGAAAAGACAGCGCAAGAACAAGGTTATCAGCTACTTCAGAAAACTTCAGTTGCAAATGAAATTGCGCACCAACAACAACAGTCTTTATCGCGCACATTAATTAAAGCTGATGAAGTGCTTGCTAAGGCATGGAGCCTTGCAACATTTGATGCGAATGAATTATCTCAATATCGACGTGGTTGTTGTCGTCATTGTTGGGGATTCGGTTATCAGTACCAATGGCGTGATGCCGTAGAATTTGAAGAAAAGCGACTTGAAGCAATCGAAAGAAAAAAGAGAGCTCCTGAAGATAAGGGGGGATATGGTTACAACCACACAAAGGAGCCTAATCCCCTATGCCCACGATGTAACGGTGAAGGTATTGGACAGCCGTTCTTTCCTGATACCCGAAAACTTAATGCTGATGCAGCTTTGGCGTATTCAGGCGTTAAATTAGGTAAAAATGGTGTTGAGATACTTTCAATTAACCGAGAGCGCATGTTTGATGCGGTAATGAAACGTCTAGGCCTTGCTGATAGTGAAGCTGCTCAGCGTATTCTCGAAATAGAATTAGAACGTAGGCAATTAGAGGTTGATAAGCTGCGCAAAGAGCTTGCTGATAACGCTGACGATGACAACCCAACTCCAGTAGCGATTAATATCAATGTTGTCGATGCGAGGGCGGATGATGATAGCACCGACACTTAATATCCCACAGGCGCGATTCTTGGCAATGCCACATAAATTTAAAGCTTACGTTGCGGGTTTTGGGTCGGGAAAAACTTGGGTTGGCTGTGGCGGCATCTGCAAAGGCATGTGGGAATTCCCTAAAATCAATCAGGGGTACTTTGCACCAACTTACCCACAAATACGGGATATCTTCTACCCAACGATTGAAGAGGTCGCTTTTGACTGGGGCCTTAAGGTTAATATCGTTGAAAGCAACAAAGAGGTTCATTTTTACGAGGGTAGAAAATGCCGAGGCACGGTGATTTGCCGTTCTATGGAGAAACCCGAGACTATCGTTGGTTTTAAAATAGGTAATGCTTTAATTGATGAGCTTGATGTCATGAAGTCTGACAAAGCTCAAAAGGCATGGCGAAAAATTATCGCTCGTATGCGTTATAACGTGACCGGCTTACGAAATGGTATTGATGTAACAACAACCCCTGAAGGGTTTAAGTTTGTTTATCAGCAATTCGTAAAAGAGGTGAGAGAAAAACCTGAGCTAAGTACGTTGTATGGCCTTGTTCAAGCATCTACGTTCGACAATGAAAAGAACTTACCGCCTGATTATATCCCCTCACTGATGAGCTCTTACCCGCCTGAGTTAATTAAGGCTTATTTGAGGGGGCAATTCACTAACTTAACAAGCGGTACCATTTATCATACCTTTGATAGAAAGCTGAATAATTCAGAGGAAGAAGAGCAGTCCGGGGAAACTCTTTATATTGGCATGGACTTTAACGTTGGCAAGATGGCGGGAATTGTTCATGTGCTCCGTTTGGGCTTGCCTCATGCTGTTACTGAAATTATTAATGCCTACGACACACCCGATATGATCCGCATCATTAAGGAGCGTTTCTGGCTCTACGATGGTTCAAGTTATAAAAAAGTCAGAGAGATTTATATTTATCCGGATGCTTCGGGGGATTCACGTAAATCGAATAATGCGAGCTCAACAGATATTGCACAGCTAAAACAGGCAGGTTTTCACGTTATTGTTAATAACTCAAACCCACCTGTAAAAGACCGGATCAACTCTATGAATGCAATGTTCTGTAATGCAGAGGGGGCTAGGCGTTACAAAGTGAATGTCAAACGCTGCCCTGTATACAGTGAATCACTAGAGCAGCAAATTTGGGACCCTAAAAGTGGGGAGCCGGACAAAAAAGCCGATAACGATCACCCGAATGACGCTGGTGGATATTTCATCGTCAAACAATTCCCGATTATCAAGCCTACCGGAACGGTAACTAAACTTAGGATATAAACCATGCCTGATATTTCAACTCCCAACCTTGACTATAACGATATGGTTGAGGCTTGGGATATCAATGACGCCTTAATGGGCGGAACGTTGTATATGCGCACATTAGGCGAGCAATACATGCCTAAATGGCCTAAAGAAGAAAATGATTCTTACAAGGAAAGACTCGCGACAGCAACATTACTTCCCGCGTATGAGGAAACCATTAATCAAAACGTAGGACGTGTTCTTGCAGCACCTATAGTGTTGAGTGAGGAAACTCCGCCGGAAGTTGTTGAAATCGCCACCGATGTTGATATGGAAGGGAGCCGCCTTGATGTATGGGCACAACAATTCTTCAATATTGGATTACAGTATGGTTTGGCGCATGCATTGGTTGATTATCCCAGAGTGGATTTGGACGTAGTCAAAACCAAAAGTGATGAAAAGAAACTCGGCGCTAGACCTTATGTCACCATGCTCAATCCTCGGCAAGTGATCGGCTGGAAATCCGCAACCAAAGGCGGGAAAACATACCTAACTGAATTGCGTGTGAAAGAAATTATCACGGTAGATGGTGATGACTTCGGGCAAACAAAGGTGGAGCAAATACGCCACATTATGCCTCGCAAGGTTGTTATTTACCGTCGAAATAAAGGTAATGACGGTAGCGATGTGTGGGTACCACATGAAGAGTGGAAAACGTCACGTGATGATATTCCTCTCGTTACTCTTTATACAAAGCGCACTGGGTTTATGCGTGGTTCACCGCCACTGCTCAATTTAGCAATCTTGAATATCAAACACTGGCAAAGCCAAAGCGAACAAGACAACATCTTGCACGTTGCGCGAGTCCCTTTATTGGTTGCCTATGGGTTGAATGACGGTGCAGAACTCACTATCGGCTCATCATCGGCAACTAAGTTTGATGATAAATCTCAACATGGGCTTGAATATGTCGAGCATACGGGATCAGCTATTGGTGCCGGTAAAGAATCCATTGCGGATTTAGAACAGCAAATGCGCCAAGCCGGTGCGAAGCTGATTAAGGGTGACAACACCTCAACAAAATCAGTCGAGCAAACCAATGAAGAGAAAATGCAGGAAAACTCGCCACTCTACACGATGGCAATTTCGCTCGAAGATGCGCTTGATAACATCCTACAAATCTTTGCTGAATATAAAGGTTTGCCAAGCGGTGGTAATGTGGATGTCAGAACCGAGCTAGAAATCAGCGACAAAGAGATTAACTCAACAGCTGCGCTGGCGGTTCAAGCCTTGCGCCAAGGAGGGGATATTCGTCGTATTGACGCGATTCGCGCATTACAAGCGTTAGGTTTAATTGACCAGGATACTAAGCCAGAAGAGGTTATTGACGAGTTAAAAAATCAAGACCCCTCATTCATGGAGTAGCTTATGGCGACAGCAAATGACTTTATCCAAAATGAAAGCATTGCTCATGCTATTTGGGTCAGTCGATACAGTACCGGCGTGGCTAAGCGAATAGTTAAATTGCTTAACCAGAGCGATGCTGAGTTAGTGGCGCGGCTTTTGGTGGCGATGGATGGACTAGATGCTAAAAGCTTCACTGTTGAGCGATTAGAAAGCTTACTGGGTAGTGTGCGAGAGGTCAATAAACAGGCGATTGATTCTATTCAGGCTAGCTTATCTAGTGAAATGTTAGCTTTTGCACAACACGAAGCCGGTTATCAGTTATCGTTATTTACTACCGCTATCCCTGAGCAAGTGATTAAGCAGGTTTCCCTGCAGAGTATCTCCGCGCAACAAGCCTATTCTGCTGCAATGTCTCAACCCTTCCAAGGGCGATTATTGAAAGGTTGGATGAAGAACCTTGAAGCGGACCGCATGGCCAGAATATCAAATGTGGTAAGGCAGGGTTTTTTGTTGGGCGATACCACCGAGCAGATAGCTAGAAAAGTACGAGGTCATGCGAATAAAGGCTATCAGGATAGTGCGTTGCAATTAAGTCGTTCAAATGCCATTAGCATTACCAAAACGGCATTAGGGCATATGGCGTCTGTGAGCCGTGATCATTTCGCTAATGCAAATAGTGACATTGTGAAAGGCAAACGCTGGATATCAACCCTTGATAATCGAACAACACCAGAATGCCGAATTCGTGATCAGCTTATGTACACGATGGATAATAAACCGATTGGCCATAAAATTCCGTATCTGCAAGGACCCGGAAAACTGCATTTTTGCTGTCGTTCGACTGAGGTACTTGTTTTGAAATCCGCAAAGGAGCTAGGGCTTGATATTCGCGATATTCCTAACAGCTCGAGAGCCAGTATGGATGGACAAATCCCCTCTGAGATTAATTACTCGGATTGGCTGAAAAACCAAAATCCGGATAGGCAAGATGAAATACTCGGTAAAACGCGTGCCTCGCTCATGCGTGACGGTGGTTTGTCGTTTGATGAATTTTATACCGACAAAGGCGAGTATTTATCACTAGAGCAGCTTAAACGAATAGATAGTGAGGCGTTTCGTCGCGCTGGGCTGTAAAAGCCAATTGATTACCAAGACTCCTGACGGGGTCTTTTTTTATACCTGTTATTGGGCGGATGCCACATAACGAACGGTCGGATGACCTTTTAAAGCCGGAAGGCGAGGAAGATAAAATGAAGTTAAAAACAGTCGAAGTGAATGGCAAAAGTTATGCTGAAATTGATGATAAAGGTTTTCCTATTTATCAGCACGATGATGGTAAAGAAATCGGTTTCGATGCAGCGCAAGCAGTTAGCAAAATTGCCTCATTGAATGGTGAAGCCAAATCACATCGTGAAGCCAAAGAGGCAGCGGAAGCGAATCTGGCTAAATTCGAGGGTATTGAAGACCCGAAAAAAGCATTAGAAGCCATTGAGATACTAACCAAAATTGACCAGAAGAAACTGATTGATGCAGGCGCAGTGGATCAAGTTAAAGCCGATATTACCAAGTCATTCCAAACCCAATTGGATGAAGCTAATAGCAAAGCCAAAACACTCCAAGAGCAGCTTTATAATTCAATGATTGGTGGCAGCTTTGCTGGCTCTAAATTTATTACTGACAAAATGGCCATTCCGGCTGACTTTGTTCAAGCCCGTTTCGGTCAGTCATTCAAAATTGAAGACGGCAATGTTGTGGCTTATGACCCGTCAGGTAACAAAATCTATTCTCGTGCTAAGCCGGGTGAGTTAGCAGGATTTGATGAAGCGCTCGAATTCTTAGTGGAGCAGTACCCACAGAAAGACCACATTTTAAAAGCCTCTGATAACAGCGGTATGGGTTCAAAAGCCAGTCAGCACCAAGCAGGGCAAAAGACAATGAAGCGCTCAGCGTTTGATTCACTTGATCCAGCGGCTAGAAATGCAGCGCTTGCAGATAAAATCACCATTGTTGATTAATTCTCTCCTGATGCCTTTCGGATGATGGGCATCGTTAGGTCTGGATAGGCCATTCAAATACAAATCATATTTAACTCCCATAAGGAATAATACATGTCCAATACATTAACAGGGCTTATCCCGACTATTTACACTGCGTTAGACACCGTCTCTCGCGAACAAGTCGGTTTAATTCCCGCAGTATCACGTAATGCGAAAGCAGATGCAGCGGCCAAAGGCCAAACCGTTACTGCACCAGTAGCACCGATTGCAACTACGGTTGATATCACTCCTGGTGCAAATGCGCCAAATGATGGCGATCAATCAATCGGTAACGTTGAAGTTAAGATCACTAAATCCAAAATGGCACCGGTCAAATGGAATGGTGAAGAACAACTCGCATTAGGTCCTGCGGGAACCTATAACACGATTCTTGCCGACCAGTTCACACAGGCATTTCGTGCACTATCGAATGAAGTGGATGCCGACCTTGCCGCACTTTACTATGCTTCTTCTCGCGCAGTAGGTGAAGCAGGCAAAGCGCCATTTGGTGTGGCGGGTGATTTAAGTGATGCGGCAGATGCCCGTCAAGTGATGAGCGATAACGGGGCACCAACCACCGATTTACAGATGGTGCTAGGGTCTTCCGCAATTGCTAACTTGCGCGGTAAACAGTCTGTTCTGTTCAAAGTGAATGAATCTGGTACCGATACATTATTGCGTGAAGGCATCATCGGTCGTTTAGAGGGCTTTAATATTCACGAATCCGCGAATATTAAAAAACACGCTTCTGCTGCAACCGGCTATTTGGTGAATGGTGAGAAAGAAGAAGGCGACATCATCATTGCGGTGGATACAGGTACAGGGGTTTTCAAAGCCGGTGATATCGTTACGTTTGCAGGTGATGTTCATCAATACGTTATTGCGGTAGCGACAGCATCAACTATTACGTTAGCGGCTCCGGGCTTACGTCAAGACTTGGCGGATGATGCTGTTATTACGGTGCTGGGTACTTATACGGCAAATATGGCCTTTGACCGAGGAGCCTTCTTGCTGGCGGCGCGCACTCCCGCAATGCCAGAAGGTGGTGATACTGCTGATGACGTCATGAACGTGACCGATCCAAAGTCAGGCATTACCTTCCAAGTGGCGCTTTACCGCCAATACCGCCAAGTGCGTTATGAAGTCGGCCTATCATGGGGTGTTGCTCCTGTTAAGACAGAGCACAGCTGCATTATCTTAGGTTAAATCATAAAGGGGCTTCGGCTCCCTTTTTCTTTGGAGAAATGAATATGGCCAAGGCACCGAACAAAAAAGCGGATGTAGAACAGCACAATGAAACGCCCGATGAACAGCAAGAAAAAAGCATTGAGCTGGTAGTGATGACTCGGGGTGGCATCGATGCGGATGTTCACCCCCATGAAATTGAACGCTGGGCGAATGAGGGCTGGCAGGCTAAATAGGGGCATTTCATGGTTGAATATATCACGATTGAGGATGTCGATTCAAAACTGGGGGCTGATTGGGCTGATGAGGCTAAAAAGCCTAAATCCGTACTATCAGCCAACGCATGGCTAACCTCACTGAACCTTCGTGATTTTGGTCATGGTGATATTCCTGATGATGTAAAACAAGCGGGAGCTTATGCGGCTGAGGTTGCTTCTAAAGGTAAGCTGTATCAGCAATCGGATATGGGTTCGTTGACCAGTAAAAAGGTTGATGCAGATGGAGCCTCAGTATCTAAAACCTATGCGGAGTTGAATTCAGGCAGTACAACACGTTTAGATCCCGATTTGCAACTGGCGTTAGCATTACTTAGCCAATACGGGGTTAACACTCACCAAGTTCGATTGCGTAGGGGGTAATGATGGGACTTCGTGACGAACTACAAGCCGAGTTAGCTGCTGCGTTTGATGAAGACCTCGCGGACGCTGTCAACGCTTTTGATGGGAAATATATTATCAAGGGCGATGATTGGGACCCCGTAACAGAAACCAGCACTGATACGGTTATTGAGTATTCAGGGCGGGGTGTTTTATCGCGCTATGCGACGTCAAAAATCGATAACGTGAATATCCTCATGGGGGATTTAAAACTCACCGCATTAACCAATGAAGTCACTGGCACACCTCAAGTTAACCATACCATCACGACAAAAGATCTTGTCACTCACGAGTTGAGAGCGTACACCGTTAAATCGGTGGGGACTGACCCAACAGGCGCGACATACTCCATTCAATTAAGAGGGGGATAATATGGCGAAGCAAAGCTGGTCTATTCCTCCCTCCGCATTTGCGGGGCTCGTTGAAGCCGATGTAAACCGAAAAATGCGGGTTATCGCCATACAGTTATTGACTGAGATTGTGCAACATTCACCGGTTGATACGGGGCGGTTCCGCAATAACAATGCGGTGAGCATTCAACATCCTGATTACAGCGAAACGGGCTTTACGGGAGGGGCTACATTAGAGCGTGGTTCAAGCAGTGGTGTACAGGCGTATTCGATGGGGATCGGTAAAATAGGCGAAGCCAGTCGAGAGCGTTTTCCTGTCATCTATATTCAAAACAATCTCCCCTATGCTTCAAGTCTTGAAAATGGTCATTCTGGCCAAGCGCCTGAGGGCGTTTATCGGTTGTCGTTCGAAAGCATAGCACAGGCATACAAATGACATTAACGGAAATTAGAAACGCCATCATTCAACGTATGACGGCACAGACCGCTATTGCCAAAAATGATGTGAGATACCCGAACGATAAGCCATATGACCCAACGGGAAAATCTATTTGGGCACGTTTGACTATCAAGCATGGCTTATCGGGTACACAAGAAATTGGAAGTGGCCCCGTGGTTCATCGTACCGGCATAGCATTTATTCAATTATTTGTTCCCTTGGATACAGGCACGCTTTTTATCACTCAAACGGCAGACCAACTGAAAGACTTATTTGAAAACCAAACAGACGGTCAATTGGATTATTTTTCGGTGTCTGCTGATGATGTTGGTAATGAAGGGCATGGCTGGTATCAACTCAATTTATCTATTCCATATCGCGCACTATAGGAGGCTAAATGTCATCAGGTGCAAAAACGACCACGGCTTTTATCCGTGAGACAACGACCGGAGTCACTCCAACAAGTGGCGTCTGGAATTTATTAACACGAACAAGCTACGGGGTTAAGCCTACGCAAAATACGTCCGATAATGACGAAATCGGCGGCACTCGAATGGCGCAAGGTAAATCGCTAACAACGGTTGATGTGGGCGGTGATGTCGGCGCTAAATTTCGTTATGGCCAACACGATGATTTCTTGGCTTCTTGCTTTGGCGCGGAGTGGGTTGGAAATACGCTTACAATGGGTGATTCGCGCATTACTTTTTCACTCGCAACTTATGCCTCTGATATCGGTGTTGCTTCTATTGCTCGTGGTTGCCAAGTTGGCTCAATGCAAATTGAAACACCTGCAGATGGTGACGTAACAGTAACAGTGACTTTCGCAGGGCTAGATTTTGACTCTAAAGGTGATGGCACTAAGTATTATACAGAACCGGTCGATAATGCAGGCAAGTTGCGTTATAGCTTCAAAGAGGTCACTAACCTTAAGCTCAACGATATCCAAGGTGGTAATGGCTTTTGTGTTGACTCATTCAATTTGAGTTTTGACAACAATATGCAGACGCAACGCTGTATTGGAACTGGCTCACCGTTTGCAGGGGCAAACATCCCGACAACCTTCACGCCATCGGGAAGCATTACACTCTCCTGGTCTAAAGCCGCTTGGGAGATTTGGAAGAAAACGCTGACTGGTGAAACCATCCCGTTTGAGTTCACGCTACAAAATGCAGAAGGTGGCTATACATTTGCGTTTCCTGCGGTGCAAGTTGATGGTGACTGGCCTGATGGCGGCAATACCGACATTATCCAAGTTCAACTCAATATCACTGCTGCAGACACACCTCCAACCATTACACGTATCCCGCCAGTTACGGGTGATGACGATTAACCATATAGCCCGTTGATTCGGGCTTTTTATAACCAAAGGTAAATCAATGCTAATTATTAATAAAGAGTCAAAATTAGAAGTAACGAAATGGATTGAGCCGCAAGAAGGTGTGAAGCTACTGGTGGGTTCAATTGAAAATGAACAGTATCGTTCGACAAGCGCAACTATCTATCGGCATATTGACCGGCTTGATGATAAATTGAACGTGGGTACTCCTGAATTTGATTTAACTAAAATTGATACTACACAAACGCCTGATGATTTATTAATGGCTACCGTTGCGCGTTATTTATTGAAAGACTGGCTGGGAGTGGGTGAGCAAGATATTAATGGTAATCAAATAGCCATTGAATACTCGCCTGAACGTGGGGCGATACTATTAAAGCAAAACCCTGAGTTTTACTGGAAGATCCTTAATGCGGCGATTGAATTAGGCAAAGAGGAAACTGATAATGTGGCGGAAACAGTAAAAAAGTCATAGAGGCTCAAAAGTGGCTCACTGAGTTTGGCGGGCTACAAGGGGATAAAGCTAAGTGGAAGCGAAAGCAATTAGGTCTTCCCGACATGCCAGCCCCTAAATTTGATGGTGTCATTAACGAGATTTTAATTGCCTACAGTGTTATCGGTCGTAACCGTCGATATGCAGGTATGGCCGCCTGTCCATTGCCGTTATCTCTCGGAGATATCGATCAGTATCTTTCATCAAAACCGACAGCGATAAGCCGTAAAGAGTTTGATACCGCTATTTTTGCACTTGATGATTTATTCCGTGACGAATGGATGAAAGAGCAGGAACGGAAGGATAAAAACGATACCTAGCGTTAGGTAAGTTTTTTTCAATTTATTTCTTAGTTTAGGTTTAGCATCCAATTGCTTCAACTATTTGCTAATATTCAATCATTGATAATTAAAAGGTATTGATGATGAAAAGAATATTAGCAGTGGTTGTTGTGGTTGCTTTGCTAGCAGGGTGTGACAGCAAACTAGATGCCCCGTTCGGTTTGAAGTGGGGGCAGAGCATGGAGAGTGTCAGTTTTATAGAGGATATACACTGTGAAGAAAGGGCGTCTAAGACAGCTTGTGCTTTTGGAAATACTACGCCATTTAGTGAATATTCTGATTTAAACGGACTAGATTTTAATCATGAAGGATTATTTAAAGTTCAATCAATATTTATTGGTGGAAAACGATATCTTCCTGATTTTGATGACTTCAAGATTAAGTTAAATAAAGAAATCGATTATTTAAAGTCTATTGGATTTGACAGCAAAAAGTTAATTGATGTTTTAGATAAGTGCAGTGAAATAGATTCCTGTGATGACATAGAGGCATCCTCTAAAACTAGCTATGGAAATGCTGAAATAGAGATATGGAGAGATTCTCATGATGGTGATCATCAGCTAGTCGTCACTTTCAGCAAATAACCAATAAACAAATCAAATTAGCCCTGCCAATCGGCGGGGTTTTTTCGTTCTAGGAGATAGAAATGACTGAGCAGACCTCAAGGCTTGCAATAATTCTAGACAGCACGGGAGCTAAGCGTAACTCAGACACTTTGGCTACATCATTAGAACGATTAACCGCACAAGGTGAAAAAGCCACAGGGTCAACTGATGAACTAGGATTTTCCTTTAAACGCTTAGCAACGTCAGCTGCAGGGGCTTTATCGATTGGAATTGTGATTAAAACAGTCGATGAGTGGGGGCAGGTTGCGGCGCGTATGAAAAACGCCTTGAGATCTGTCGAAGGTGATATTAAAAATTACTCAGCTATTCAAGAGCGATTTTTAACTATTAGTAACCGCAATGGTAAAGATATTGCCGATACGCAACTACTCTACATTGGTGCAGCCACAGCAATGCAAGAGCTTGGCTATAGCACAACTCAAACAGTTGATTATATCGAATCCCTTTCATCCGCAATGACCGCTAATGCTTCAAGTGTCAATGAAGTACTATCGATGCAAAATGCGTTAAACAAATCGATGGTTGCAGGTAGAGTTGCTGGTGAAAACTGGAACTCAATAATGAATGCCACACCTACCTTACTTGGCGATATTGCAAAAGAGTTAGAAAAGCAAAATGGCGGCATTAAAGTTACGGAGATGGAAGTTAAAAAGCTGGCTGCTGACGGTAAGATTTCTTTTAAGCTGTTTGCTGATGCGGTTATGGCAGCTAAAGACGCCAATAATGCACTTGCAGATAGCATGGATAACACTGTTGCAGATGGTCTTACTCGGGTTACAAACTCGGCAAAAGCCTATTACGGTGAGCTAAACCAAAGCTTAGGAATAACTCGTGCCGTATCAGCTAGCTTGGCAGCGGTCAGTGATAACTTTGCTTCGGTTTCTACGGTATTAACTGGCATTGTTGGTATTGGCGCAGCTCGTTACTTTGGTAATCTGTCTAGCAGTATTTATGATTCAACCAAAAAATCCGCTGAGAACGCATTAACAAATCGTAAGCTTGCGGTGGATAAAGTTAATACTGCAAGGGCAACACTGATTCAGGCTCAGAATGAAAAAGCGGCAGCAATAGCAGCAATTGAATCCACTAAAGCACAGCAAGCAGCCACGACTACGGAAGTTCAGCGTATTTCGCTAAAGACACAATTAGCCAACCAAACAGCGGTACTTACAGCGGCAACTCAAGCAGAAACAGTTGCAACTACTGAGTTGGCAGCAGCGCAGGGCAGGTTGAGCGTTGCCAATAATCTAGTTAAGGGCGGCTTGGCGTTAGTTGGTGGGCCTATTGGATTAGCTATGTTGGCGGCAGGTGGCATGTATGCATTTGCTACGAGTATGCAGCAGGCGAAAGAAGATGCTATAGCGCTATCTAGGGGGTTAGACGGGTTAGTTGCTAAGCTCAAAGAAATGACTCGGGAGCAGAAGCTTATCAAAATCGGTGAGCTAGAAGAGTCATTTGATGCGTTAGAGTCAGCGGCTAGACATGCACAGATTGCCTTTACAAACGGGCGGTTTGCAAGAGATCTTGATAAAAGCAAGAGAGCTCTGGACGCTGCAAAAGTTGGGACGAAAGAATACGCTGAAGCATTAAAAGAATTTGAAAATGCCTCAAAAAATTATGAGGTTGCTTTAGCTAAAAAAACTCAAGCCGAAAATGATTTAAGTCGAGCACAAAACACCGCAAAAGTAATTCAAGCTGATTTGAATGGTACGCTACAACAAAGTGCTGATCTATTAAGAGCCCACACACAAACGACTCTACCAAATGGAGCGGCGGCATTCAGAAGCTTTGGTTTCGATGTTGGCGCGGCAGCAAATGCTCTAGGTAAGTTTAATGCAGCGTCATTGCAGATTAACTTCAGTGATGGTGGAGCAAGACTTAAGAAGCAGTTAGAGCGTGATATTGCATTAGCTAAGAAAACAGGCGAAGCAAGGGAACGGTTAAGGGCTCAGTATGCCGCTGAGGACGCAGGGGAAACCAATCCACAGGCTATTCAGAATTTAGAAGATGCAGCTGCTGAGTTGTATTTCCTTAATAAAGAAAGCAAGGAATTAAGTAAAACAACCAAACAAAGCCGTGATGCTGGGCAGGAAATGCTCAAGCAGTTGAGAGAGCAAGCTTTAGCAATTGAAGATCAGCTTAGATACTCAGGTAAGTTGACTGATGCAGGTTTTCAGCGTTTATCATTTGAGCGCCAAATTGCAGCCATTAAGGCTAAAGGCAATAAGGCGACGGATGATGAAAAATCATTATTGGCAAATCAAGGCTTGGTTTTGGCAGCTTATAAAGAGTTAGAGATCAGGCAAGAAACCGCTAAATTAATGGAAGAGTATCGTGGCCAGCAAACTAGTATTTACTCTGAAATGAAAAAAGGTAATACGCTGCTTGTAGAGAGGCTAACATTACTTGATAAATTAAAAACCGCTGGAAAACTAACGGATAGTGAATACGAGGCATCGCGTAATAATGTTATAAAAAATACCAAGCCAACATTGCCACAAAGTGTATCGAGCGTGACAGGTAACTTATTGCCTACAGGTGGTGAGTTATCAGGTACTTGGGGCGGCATGCAACAGCAAATGAATGAGCTTCAAAAGGCCCAAGAAGCTGTTAACCAATGGCAAGAGCAGCAATTGGACACCTATCGCCAGTATTATGAGGGCAAAGCGAATCTAACCGCAGAATATGAGGCGAGAATTGCAGAAACTCAAAAAACAGCGCGACAAGCAAATGATCAGATAGAGGCTCAGCGCCGAGAAATAAACCGAGCAGCAACTGAATCTATCATGGATAGTATTGTATCAATTACCCGTGATGGTTTTGGGGAGCAATCGGCAGTATATAAAGCGGCGTTTGTTGCTAACAAGGCATTTGCAATAGCTCAATCTATGTTATCTATCCAACAAGGTATAGCAATGGCTGCGGCAAATCCGTTCCCAATGAACTTAGCAGCTATGGCCTCGGTAGCAGCGCAAACCGCAAGTATTGTGTCGAATATTCAAGGTATCGCAGGTGTTGGTTTCTCCAGTGGTGGTTATACAGGTAAAGGGGGGAAATATGACCCTAGAGGTGTAGTCCATGCTGGTGAGTTTGTATTCACGAAGGAAGCCACGGAAAAAATAGGTAAGGAAAACCTGTATAAGCTTATGAATACAGGGTCATTACCGATGGATGCTTTGAAAATCGACCAATACGCCATGAAAAATATTCACCCAGCTAACCAGACGACGAATAATAGCAATCAGGAGTCAATGACACAAAATAACATTACCGTGCATTCAGCACCTATCACTATACAAGGCAACCCCGATAATAAAACCATCGCATTAATAGAGCAGTCGCAGAAAAAGGCTATAAAGGAAGCTATTGATGTGGCAGCAGCGCAAATTATTAAAGGTGATGGCAGATTGGGAAATGCTATGCGTGGGAAATACAGTGGACGTAAGCTAGATTAACTAGGGGGAAGTATGAGTGATGATAGGATACGAAAGCTTGAAGAGGAAATATTTCAATTAAAGTATCAACTCTTAGTTATTAACCAAATTATTTCTCCAAAAACACCAGAATGGGCAACCGAAGTATTAGAAAAAGCGGAAAGATTAGGGCTGAAACCCTCATCTTATGGTGAGGGTTATGATACTTATCGAATCTTAGACCTGCTCGATAGGTTAGGGTTACTCCTTGAGCATCGGTAGCAGTTGTTCTGCCATTTCTTCAATCGTGTAGTCTGATGTGGTTAGCGCTTTCTTATCGGCTAATGATGGGCTGAACTTTAGGACTTCCGATTTAGATATTTCATGCCATATAGGTAGAATTCGTCCGGAACCGTTAATTTCTTTAGCTACTAGTCCGTTTAGCTCGTATTCAGTCCAGTTTTTCTTTATGAATGCTTTGGATATGACCACAATACCGAATCTAGAATTAGCCAAACCTTGATCTATTTTCGTTCTCAAGCTATCACCCCACTGAAGAGATAGTTCATCGTACCAGACATTAATGCCAAGTTGTTTTAGGTGCTCAGCGAATGGTCTAGCGAATGACTCTTTGTCTTCACTTGCATGGGAAATAAATACATCATATTCGGGGGAATCAAAGTGTTCTTGATGATTATCTTCACTTATGCGCTGTTTGGTTAGAGATATTTGAGCTTGAATGGCTCTTGTTTTTGCTTCCATTTCTCGGGTTAGTTTGCGTTGAAAATCGAGCTGTTCTCGTTCTTGTTTCTTTCTTTCAGATTCAAGTTTTTTTCGTTCGTTTTCTTCATCTTTAGCGAGTTGGGTTTGATACCTATGTAATTCGGATGTTTTACGAGCAATATCTTTAGCTAGGTCTGCTTTTTTAGAATTGCAACGTGCGATATCTTCATTGTATCTAGCTATTTGATTCAATTTAGAAGAAACGGTAGACGCTGAACTACTTTTTGTTATCGAGCTGTGTGTTTGCTGAATCTGCTTTAATAAAGAGGCTTCTTTTTTGCTTTCGTCTGCAACTTTTTTCTGTAAGTTAGCAATATCATTTTGAATTCTGAGAATAGAACTTTGATTGGAGCTAATAGACATTATTTACCTCGATTTAAGCCAAATAAATTAATAGGTAATTTATATCATCAATACGCATTTTTTGCCGCTTAATTGCGGTTTTTTATTATCTAAAATCCGAGGGTAGCATGACTGAAATAACCTATCCGCATGACTATCTACCGCTACCACAGCAGGAAGATTATGCATTTCAACCCGTATCACCGTTAAGGCGAACGAAATTAAGTTCAGGTCGAGCAAGGCAGCGACGGGTGTATACATCAACTCCGACTAACCTATCAGTCTCCTGGTTCTTTGAAAAAGAACAGCAAACGCAATTATTTGAGGCATGGTATCGGGATGCTTTAAGTGACGGTGCGGCGTGGTTCATGATGAAACTACAAACACCACTTGGCGTTGAATTATATAAATGCCGGATCATGGATACTTACGAAGGCCCTATTTTAGTGCCGCCTAATTATTGGAAAATTTCAGCGACCTTAGAGCTGTGGGAAAAACCTTTGCTACCCAAAGATTACGGTTTATTCCCTGATATTGTGATGAATGCCGATATTTTAGATATTGCATTAAATCGGGAGTGGCCAGAAGCATGACAATATTGAATCGACTGTATGCTTCTGGCGGCTCAGAAGTGCCTATTGAAACTTTGCAAATCAGAGTTGATGGCGAAGATCATTGGTTAACAAAAGGATGGGATGATATCGAGGCAAAATTAGAAGATGGGCGACTTGTCACTTTTATTGCGTGCGGGATGGATATTGCGCTACCGGCACGAAATGAAGATGGCACCCAAGATCTCAAATTTGCCATCAGCAATATAGACGGCATCGTGTCAGGTGAGATACGGAAAGCCATTGACAAGTATAACGAAAACCCTAACGGTACACTTGCAGAGGTCACTTATCGGCAATACCTTGATATTGACCTCACCGCACCCATTAAACCGCCGTTTACTTTAACGGTTAAGTCGGGCCAATGGACGTGGGCAGATGTACAAATCACCGCAGGTTATATGAATATTCTCGATACGGCATGGCCTCGCCACCGCTATAACCTTGCCGAGCATTCAGGGCTTCGCTACCTCTCTTAAGGGCATTCTATGTTTAACATTGATAAATACCGCTCTGTCATTTGGCAGAAGGGCGGACGCGCTTATCCTCATTTAGACTGTTACGGCATTGTTCACGAAATTCGGCAAGATTTGGATTTACCCGCATGGCCAGTTTTTGAAGGTGTAACCAAAGACAATAACGGGTTAGATAAAGAGGCCAAGTTGCTGGCGAAAACAGTCACCCGTTGTGATCCTGTACAGGGGGCTGTCGCCGCCTGTTATGCTAGCAGCATGATCACCCATGTGGCCATTGTTGTGGATATTAACGGGTTATTGCATGCCGTTGAGTGTAACCCAAAATCCAATGTCACCGTCTTGCCCTTATCCAGATTTGAGCGGCGTTTTTCTCATGTGGAGTATTACCAGTGACAATTCGAATTTATCCATCACGCTTGCAAGGTGAACCGTTAGAAACGCATCACCACGGCAATATAACCGTACACAATTGGCTAACGGAGAAGGTGAACGGGTATCATAATGAAGATACTCAACCGATCAGCATTGACGTTAACGGCTCCCGCATTCATCCGAACGATTGGCCACTCACTTTTATTCGTGCTGAAGATGATGTGAAAATTTACCCTGTTCCGTTTGGTCTTGAAGCCGCAACTATCGGTTGGATTGCGGTGGGGATCGCCGTTGCAACTGCCGCATACTCTATCTTTATGATGCGCAATATTGATGTGGGCGGTTATTCTTCATCGGGCAATGGTGACCAGCTTGAGTTAAATCCCGCAAAAGCGAACAGTGCTAAATTGGGTGACCCTATTCGTGAAGTGTTTGGGCGGTTTCGGGTATTTCCTGATTACTTAGTCCAACCGATTAGTCGATTCGATAAAGCCGACCCGAAAATCTATCGTACGCAAATGTTTTTGTGTGTCGGCAGTGGTAACTTTGCGATTAATGCTGCGAACATCAAAATCGGTAATACCCCGATCTCTTCTTTTGGGGATGATGTGAACTACGCCATTTATCAGCCGGGTGTTGATGTAACGGGGGATGTTCGCACAGAAAACTGGTACAACTCTACCGAAGTCGGTACCACAACAGCCGGTACGACAGGGCTAGATTTGAGCTCTAGCGCCCCTAAAAGTGTGAGTGTGAATGCCGAGGCAGTTGCAGTTTCGGGTGCGTCTATTTCGATGATCAACACCGAGTCGAGCGACGAAGAAACCCCCAATGATTCGACTATCCCTGCTTCATGGAAAGTGGGGTCTATTATCACCATAGAAGCGCCTGACACGTTTACGGTAAAAACGGAAAATAGCCACAGCGTCATTTATGGCGATATGAGTGAGTTAGTCCCGTATGTTGGGCAGCCGGTCACCTTGGTTTTCAATGATAATCACTATGATTTATTCGTAAAAAGCTATGCGCCTAGACAACCTGCCGTCCCCGGTGTTGGCGGTATTGCAGCCTCAATAGAAGCGAGTGAATCCCCGCGCACGTATGATTTTACGCTTGAGCCTGAAACATTTGCGATCAGCTGGCAAGGTGCAGTGTATTACATTTCGCTATTAACCGACTATGTGACTATGAGCGGCTTAGTCAACACGATTACAACTCAACTGGTGGGCTCGGGGTTAGTTGCATGGGATGTATCAGGGCGTATTGTCGTAACCGAAGAATCTAGCCCATACATTGGTGGTAATATTCTTGCATCATCACTACCCGATTCAGTATTCGGTGCTGAACCGCGCTTTAATGGTGGTGTTCCCTCATCGGGCGGCACACCTGCGATAGAAGCGCATATTTCCTTAGCCTATAACAGTGCAACTGGCTCTGCCTTTTCAGGTTTACCTGAAGGCACGCAACGTCTTAGCCTTGGGCTAAAAGGTAATCAGTATAAAATTACGGAAATTGACGGTCTCACCCTCAGCGTCGAGCGCTTCACGATAGAAAAAGATGATTCAGGGAATGATGTTACAGTTATTGATGCAAATTGGCAGGGCTTTCGTGAGCGTACGTTGTTGGATTTCAGTATCACCGGCATTAATGACGAACAAAACTGGATAGGGCCATTTTTAGCTTGCCCCAACGGGGAAACCACCAACCGCATGGAGCTCAATATTGTTTTCCCTGCAGGGTTGGCGTCCTATGATAAAAAAGGGCGTCGCGGTTCACGTGAAGTGAAAATAGCGGTTCAGTACCGTGGCGTTAATGATACAGAATGGACCACGAAAGAGTTTCGCTATAGCCGCAGTACCGAAGACCAAATCGGTTTCACGGAAGTCTTTGAACTCCCCCAACAAGCACAATACGAGGTTCGTGTTAGGCGCGTTTCTGATGTGGGCGGAGGAAGTACACGCGATCAGTGCCACTGGCAAGCCATGCGCTCGTTATTAACATCACGACCAACACGCTATGAAGGACTCACCACGATTGCGTTGACGGTGAGGACAGGGAACCGATTAGCGGCGCAATCTGATCGTCGTATTAATGTTGTTGCAACTCGGCTGTATGGCAATCAGCCCTCACGCAGTATTAAAGGGGCGTTTTACCATGTGTTAAATAGCCTTGGTATGAATAACACACAAATTGATAATGGGGCCATCGAGGAGTTACACAATGCGTACTGGTCACCGCGTAACGAGTTGTTTGATTGGTCATCGGAAAGCAATAGCGAATCGGCATTAAAAGTGATGCAGCGAATATGCAAAGCGGGGATGGGCGAATTTTTATTAACGGAAGGGCTAGCCTCAGCGTACCGAGAGGGCATTAAGCCGTGGACAGGTATTATTAGTCCACAAGAAACCACCGAAGATTTGCAAACGGGCTTCACTGCGCCCTCGGAGGATGATTACGGCGGTGTGGATGTGACTTATATTAATGGCGTGACATGGGCAGAAGAAACCATCCAATGTCGCACAAAAGATAACCCAACACCGAAAAAGGTGGAAGATTATCAAGCGGATGGCGTATTAAATCCTGCTATAGCGTATCGTATTGGCATGCGGCGACTTATGAAGCATTTGCACCAGAGACTCAGTTATTCAACAGCAACTGAACTGGATGCGCTTTGCTATAACGTGGGTGATCGCATTGTGTTTACCGATGACATCCCGAGCAATAAAACCCTTAGCTGCTTAGTCATGAACGTGAGTCATGACCAGGAGCGAATTTTACTCACCGTCAATGAGCCGCTTGATTGGTCATTTGAACAGCCACGTTGTTTAATTCGGCTTCAAGATGGTAGCGCATCACGGCTTTTGGTACCCACGCAGATAGATGAATATACGCTATCCATTCCCAACAGCAGCGAATTAGATGTTGACTTATGGATAATGGATGATCCGTATATAGAGCCACCACGACTGATATTCTGTTCGTCTAAATATGTGGGTTATGACGGTATCATGCAGGAAATCACCCCAAACTCAGACGGTACTTGCCAAGTGGTTGCTAAAGAATATAAAGCCATTTTCTATCAATATGATGACGCGGAATACTCAGCGTAATTAACTCATAACATTAATCATGAACCTCGCCACTGTGCGGGGTTTTTGCATTTATATAGGTGTCTGGAATGACAAAATACAATACAAATAATCCCGTTGGTTCTCCTTCCCCAAAAGACGTGAATGATAACGCCATCGCATTGGATAATTTAGTTAACTCAACGGATATCACGACAAAAGACAGATTCGGTAATGACCGTTTAACGATTAAAGGGCTAGAAGAAGCGGCAATCTCTGCGGGGCCAACCGTTGAAGCAGCCGCGAAAGCCCTTGAACAAGCAAATTTAGCGAGAGAGGCTGCAGAAAGCGTTCAAGTTGACTTGGATAGCTCGGTTAATAATGCAAAGTTGGCAGCGACAGAATCTCAAAAATCAGCCGCTGACAGTAAAGAGTCTGCAGATAGGGCAGTTATCGCTGCAGGTAGTGTTGCCATCGACTCAAGAACATTTGACACGAAAGAAGAAGGGATATCAGTGACGTCAAATGGTGAGTATTTTAAAGTGTGGGCACCCCCTTCGTCGGGTCTTTCATTCATTTACTATAAGAATGATAAAGGGGCGGCAAGGGAACTGACAAATTACCCAAGCGCCGAAGCGGTCAAAGGGGTCAACATTCTTTATGATGCAATGAATGAAATTTCAGGGCATAACGAAGGCCGAGCCTATGGCCATAACTTATTTATCAATACAGGGAACGCGACATTTAAATCCGATAATCATCTGGGATTAATCACCCCTGTTGCGTATTCTGATGAAAATTCGATTGGTTTTATTTCAAAGCAATATCCCGCAAGTCAATTGCCATTGATAAAGGGTTCGACTTTATTTTGTTCAGCAATGACTTACACAGAATCACCCGTGACTGACTTTTCTGTTTTTTTAGAAAAGGGGTTGATGTTATCGCATCAAAAACATTTAGAAGTAGGGGGGCAGGGAAAGTCATGCTGCCGTTATTTCTTGATATCCCATCTGAAGACTTTGATATTGTCGAATTTCGAGTTGCAAAAGATATCCCGTCGGGTAACGGTCTGATTGAGCTTGGTGGTTTTTCTGCTTCTTATGGTATCTATGCAGAGTTTAACAGCGCTCAAATCCCCGCAGAACGCTATCTTTCAGGTAATTTATTGTGGGACTCACACAATGAATATTCATACGCAATGAGTAAAGAGGTTATCGATTGGTTTTTAGGCGCTAAACCCGCCTTTGTCGACGATGTGAACATGGGGGCAAATACTATTGAGACAACGGAGCGCCTTTATAAGCATTATAATGTCGCTCATCTTTCGCTAATCCCTGAAGTACCAATTTATGCGGGGGCGACGGTATATAGCTCAATCAGTGGCGTTACTTTGTATGTTCAATACATGAAGGAAGGTAAATACCTGACGACACCGCGCCAAACGCTAAATGCGGGCATGAATCAGGTTGTGATTAAAACCGTATTAAATCAGCCCCCCGATGTTGTACGGTTTTTAATTGAGCCAGTTAGTGGCAGTAAAGCGCGGATTAATGACTTCTTCCTGTCTTATGATGCGGTGAATAATCATCAGTCTGGTGCTATACCGCCAAAATACCGCTATTTAGACTACACAACGTCACAAAATTTATTGTGGGATTCATTCGGTGAAGTGAGCGCAAATTACCCTGAGTTATGCCGCGAATGGTTCTCTAAAGGGTCATTAGTTCCCACGTTTGGAGAAGGTGCTTTTTTGACAGGAAAGTTTGTGACGTGTGCGTCAGGGGCTGGGCGTTTAGCTAAGTCCTATAATTTGAGTCACATTAATCTCAATAAGCAAGATGCGCTTGCAGTCAGCTGTACTTTGCATGTGGAAAGCGGAAGTTGCAAATTCTACGCGCAATTTATGAAAAATAAGGAATATCTTCATGTTCCTCAAGAGGAGTTTGGCGTAGGAACGCATCAGGTTAATTTTGTGGTTAAGTTAGGTGATATTCCAACCCATCTTAACTTTTTATTCGATACGACAGCTGGAACTCAATTAGAAGTGACTAATTTTGGTTTAGCATTTGGATTGAATGTAGAACGTATGAGTGCGCCGTTACCCATCACTTATATGCCTAAATCAAACGATACGCCGGATGATGAACGGCCTGATACAACAAATGTATATCCACTCAGAAATTTCTATTTTAAATCAGAGCAATTGAAACTGAATAAAATATTATCGAACGACCCAGCAGGGGGGGCTTCTGGTTATATTAACCCCATATTACTGAGTATTGGATTTATTGGGGACAGTTGGACACATGCCTATAACCGTTATAGCGGTAGTTTAGCAATTCAAATTGCCAATCACCTTGGTGATGCTGGAGGTGGGTGGATTAGTTTCAGTGCTTACAATCGACTAGGTGCATCACCGTGGCTGGGGGGAAATGGCAATATTCGTCCTCATTTATACAGTGTCGCCTATGATGATAATAATAAATGGAATAAAGGGATTTATTCAAATTGCCCGACACCAGATATTTGCACAGCAGGATCTGATACGGTAGGGGCTAAGATTACAGTAAAAGGCGTTAGACCAATTAATAAAGCAGACTTGCTTTATATCCCTTCAGCAGGGTCATTTGATTATCGTTTTAATGATGGAGCATGGGTGACGATTGATGCCAATGGCGCTGAGGCTATAAAAACATTATCACTGTTGAACCTCCCTACAGGTAATACATGGACGTTTGAATTAGTTGTTAAATCAGGCTTAGTAAAAGTTTCAGGCATGAATGTTGTTCAATCAAACTCAGGCGTGCTATGCCATAAACTTGGCGCGACGGGTTCAAGAGCGCTTGATTGGGCAGCTCAAGATAATGAGGCTATGATTGCTTCATTTAAAGCGTTGTCACTTGATACGGCTTTTATCATGTTGGCAACTAATGACCAAGGGTCAAGCGTGACGCCTGCTAGTTTTCGAGGTTATATTCAGACGATTATACAAAGATTGCGATCTGCTAATCCTGCAATTGATATTTGTATTATTGCGCCCTGCGAAAACCAGCGAACTGATGTTCCGTTCCCAATGAAAAGCTACACGGAGCAAGCGAAAGCATTGGCTGATGCGTATGACTGTGGATTTATTGATTTACAACTTAGTTTTGGTGATGACCCATCTTATTATGCAGCTAATGGTGCAAACCCGCTATTTAATGCAGATAAAATTCATCCTGAGCCAGCAACAGGGGGACGATTAATATCGTCAGCGATAATGAAAGTACTTGGAAAGATTTAAATCAACAAAATCGCTAGGCGGGGTAGCCAGTCTAGCGATGATATTTAACTTGAAAGTTACTCATGAGTATATTATAATTTTCTTTGTTCTTTTTTTTACTTAAATCGATTAATGAGGTTTACCATGAGTATTAATGTTAAAATAAATGAAGTAAAAGCAAATCTTAAGGAAGCTATCCACTTAATTTCAAATGAAAAAAATTATCACCTAGTCGCGGATAAAATCATGGATGCTTTAGTGGGGATAGGTGTTTTAGAAAGCCAACTGCAGGAAAAAATACCAACAATAAAAAACAATAGTGAAAGTGATGAGATAGTAAAAGTTTCAAGAAAATTAAAGCTATGGTCTAAAAAACCCGAACAAATTAGCTCTAAGATTTTAAAAGCATATATAAAATTAAAGCCAAACGACCTAGCAGTTAGCCCATCCTTAGAGCTTCTTGAGGAAAGATGCTTAGAATATGGAATAAATTCAAAACAATTTAACACTAATTTTTCACAGATGACTGTTATATCACCAAAGAATCACGGAAAAATATTTGATGTAATAAATGGAAAAGTTGAAGTTTGGGATAAGGTTAAAGATAGTGTTCTACAGTTTAAAAAAGATACCTACAATTTATCGGATTAACCCAAAATAAATTAAGCCACCGTTATGGTGGCTTCTTATCACATCAAGTATTTTTTAACGGGTTCTGGATAGTCATCATCCGTTTTTTCTAAATACTCTCCAATCTTAGCGTACATCTGTTCTGCAATATCACGAGACAAATAGGTGCGCTGTGCTGGCCTGTCAATATCTTCCCATTTGTGCGTTTCTTTGTTTATGGAACCATCGGCAAAGGTGATCTCCAAAACAAGAACTTCATAAGGGCTATTGACTCCTACCTTTACTTCTGTAATTCGAGGAACAATCTCGATGTTACTTTCTCCGCGATCATTCTTCATGCAGGTACCCACGAATCATCAAGCCATATATTTTCGATAATTTCATTTATTTCTTTAGTCGCATCGTCACTTTTAGCACCAGTGACCACTAATGATGTTGACGAACTTAACGCCACTCTAACGTTTAGAGGGCCGTACTTATCACCAATCTTGTGTATCACTTGTTCACGCAGGGCATTGCGTACTTTTTCTGACGGCTTATTGTTGTTTTCTTTATCAAAGAGAATTTCAATGCGTGGCAT